GAAGCCATTGCAGTGCCAGGCGCAACAGTTGTTGTAAATGTATCAGCCTCACGGTCAACACTTGCTACGGTAATAACGCCATCATAGAGAGAGCTACCATCAGTAGCGCTACCTTTAAGACGCATGCCAACTTCAATCTGAAGACAGCCGCCAGTAGTAAGTGAAACTGTTGAACTAGACACACCACTGCTTGATGCAAGTTGTGCAATTGAGCCAGTGCCACTTCGAAAAATATCTCGACCCATTGAGCGAGAAAGTGCATGAAGTGCTGAGTCAGTTTTTGCTTTAGCAACATCAAGCAAAGATCCCTCATTACCGTCAGCTGCCAACAACGTTTCGTTATCAACGCTTACGATTGAGTAATCTTTTACTCGAGTAACAACAAACTCTTTTAGCTGTGTACCGCTACGGTTTGCTTGAGCTGTTGCAAATGTTGCACTACGCCCGTGAGTCATTCCAAACTCAACTGCATAGGTAGCATTTCGCCCTGGGAAGCTAGTGTTCTTAGGGATCATTGCTAAAAGAGGGTTGTTTTTGTAAACAAGATTTTCAACCTTCTTATACGGGTACATGTGCTTCATGGCCGCTAAGAAGTTTGTCTGATTAAAGGAAGCCATTGCCTTCCTCCTTTCTTACGTGAAGAGCTTTCCCTTATACATCTCACGAACTTCTTCGTATGACATATCTTCTGGGGATTGCCTTGTAGTAGTTTCCTTCCATTTAGCCGATAAAGTTGCTTGCGGGCTTTTCGCTTTTTCAAATGCTTCAGGATTATACTTTTGCAACTTCTTAAAGATTTTAGGATCTTTGTAGAAGTTTTCTTCACGCTGCCGGAGTCCGGTTTCAATTTTTGAAAATGCTTCTTCGATTGTCATTTCTTCGCCTGTACGCTGGTAGTGGGTTACCATGCCGTTAGCAATATCGGCAGCGGTACAGTTTTCCTTAATAGTCTCATAACCCTCAGAGCTTGTCGCAAATTTTTCGATGCGATTGCATAAATCCGTATAGGCTTGAGCCCTTACACTCTCGCTTCTTTTGCGAGCCTCTTCTTCTTCCTTGAAAGCAATTCGCTCTTTTAGCTCCTGTAGCTCTTTTTGGGTTTTTGAAATTTTAGTTTCGGGAGACGCCTCATCGCTGTCGCTAATCATCTTTTCAGTCCAGCGACGGTAATAGTCCATAGGGTCAATCCCTTGAGACTCTAAGAATGCACTAGGATCTTCGTTTAACTTTTGCCTAGCATCAATAAGGCTTTGAATTTCTTTTTCCCTGGCAATTAAAGCCTGTTCTTTTTGCTTAAGCTCAATTTCTTGACGCCTTACTTCTTTATCTCTTCTTAGGTTGTCTAAGAATTGTTTGCTTTTTCTCGGTTCTTCTTCAGGTTCAGCTTCCTGGGGTTGAGCCACTAGCTCTTCTGAGGGCATTGATTCTTCAGTAAAGATATTAAAATTATCCGGGACCAGCTCAGGAGCGGGCTCGGATGCTGATGAATCAACGGGTGCTTGTGTTTGTGTTGGCTCTACTGGCGCTGCTTCTTCCATTTAATGCTCCTAAGATAATTGTGCTAATAATTCAGGTGGTATTGCAGGTGCTGCTTGATTAGGTGAAGCCGGGGCTGGCGCAGGCGCTGCCATTGGGGGAACAGGAGCCGTTGGAGGGCCCAGGTTTGGCAAAGGCGCTAATCCGGGAGGAAGAACACCAGGCCCCGGCGCACCCATTGCCTGACCCGGCGGAGGTGCGTTTCTTTGCTCAAGAAGCATGTTTGCCTGTGACATCCATCTTCTTAATAGCTCTAGTCTTTCATGAGGCACTTCGTCGAGCATTGCTAGGCTGTATGCTTGTTGAACTCGTGCAATGCCAAACTCTAGATTCATGTAAACTTCGGGAGAGGTAAACTCTCCATCTTCTATAATTTTCTCAATAATTTTATCGATAACCTCAATAAAGCCAATCTTCATTCTGTTGGCTTTTTCAAGGTCAGGGAAGTCCAATAGCTGATGAGCTTCTTCTTTGGTAAACATACCATTAAGCATCATCTCATTGATTGATGATAGCTTTGCAGAAGGTGTTTGTGGCAACGAGCCTATTGGCTTTACTTGAATAACAAACTCATCATCTTCTAAATCGATGTCTTCCCAGTTTACTTTTTCCATGCCAGTTTTTCTGTCAAAGCTAGCAATTACATAAGGGTCTTTGTTTTTGTGAGCATCTCTAATTAGGTTAATAATTTGTTCTGATGCATCTAAAAACAACTGTTCATAAGCCTGCCCAACAACCATAAATCTCTCAGATTCAATGTCTGAAAATTCACGAAGAGCTCGACCAGACTCAAGGCCAACTGGTTTTTTACTTTGGGCTGCTAGTTGGGAAATGCCTGTCATTTCATAGGCGCGCTCAACAAGTCGATCTAAATGCGCAAACATTTCGCCTGATACAGATCTGGGCACAAAAAACTGAGGAGGAGTGCCCCTATACTTAATTGCACCAAACACTCGATTGTTTAAATGGGATTGTACAATCTTGGATGTGTCTTCAATAAATACCTTTGGCGTAGCCAAATGCATCTGCTCTTGAATTCTTGCAAGGAGCTTATTAATTTCAACTTGGATACCTTTGACTTCCTTGGCGAGGCCATTACCCCAGAAACTTAACGGGTCTTCAGTCCACCTTATGAAGGTAAAGGGGAAGTAGTCTTTGTCCCAAATATCGTCCACAAGAGTAGCATTATCAGTGCAGATGACATGACGACCATCTTTTGCGTCTGGACCACTAGGCAGATGCCAAGCTTCATGACATTCGACCATGTCAGTATACCGCGTGTCGTGCCCATAGTTTTCCTCATCGTAATGAAGCTCTGATTCAAGGATTTGAGCTTTTTTCTCAGGGTACATTTCAATTAAAACATGCTTTGATACTCTTTTGGTCTGGAACATTTGACGCGGCATGTTGCCGTATTCAGACTCGATTGGATCAATAGTCATCTCATTTACTGAGATTCTTTCTGCTTTAATTTTACCAAACTCGTTGTAGTACTTAATAACACCAGTGCCAGTAATGCATGCATCTAAGAAAGCTTTTTGCGCAACCGCATAAAGACGCATGGAGTAAAACTGGCCCTGCATTAATTTGCCAAACAGTTTTGATTTAGTTTTTTGAGAGTAAGATCCGCCTTCGGTAAGAAAGCTTACTGCTGGTTTATGTTTGGCAATCTTAGAAGTAGCAGCCTGGCACAAAGAGTGAATGATGTTAAAGGTAAGGCGCGGCTGCCTCATCATTGAGTAATAGTTTACACCCGATGCATATCGAGAGTGCAAAGGCCTTCCGTTGTATAAGCCCATGTAGGTAGCAACGTCATTGTAGTAATGACTTTCTTCTTCCCGCAGAGCTCTAACAAAGTTGACAATGTAATCGTGAGGATTCTCTTCAACTTGCCACCAAAAAGTATTCTCAAAGACTTCGTAACTCATGCCTCAGCGCTCCTCCAGAGGTAATCCTCTTCTGTAAAACCAAGGTCATCTCTTTCCTCGAGAGTAGGTTTTTCTTTCTGTTCATTATTGTCATAGGAGCTGAAATCAAAAGAAGTGCTGGCTTGAGGCTGGGCATAGTTAATTGGCATTTCTATTTCAACCTCTAAGTCTTTGTATCTGGTAACACCAAATTCAGACATAAGTTTCATCATAGCTCTAATCTTTTTAGTGCTAGGACCAGGGCCAAGATTTCTTTGTTTCTTTTCAGTCATCAGTCTACCTAGTTAAATAACTCGTCTTCAGAATAACCTTCTCCCCATACGTCAGGATCATAACTCTCTGCATCTTCTTCATCAAGCAGTCTTTGCTCAATGTCGTCTTCAAGTTTCTTGAAGTACTCCGGTGAGCCCGGAATAGGCTGATAATCCTTCTCTTCAAACAAATAGTGCCTTGATTCTTGCCATGCGTAAAAAGCTGCATCTGAGAGGTGGTTATCAAACCTTCTGTCTTCTGCGGTGCCTGCTTTGTTGTACTGGAGCTTGTCCCACTCTTTAAGCAACTCCATGCTATGGCGCACTTTAATTGTTGATGATTTTAAATCTGAGTTCATGATTTTAATCATGCCGATTTTATCGCCAGATTTATGGGCAGCTTTTACTGGAATGCCAGATCTTTGTTTAAAGGTTTCAAGCAACATCTTCGATGAGCCACCACCGGAATCCATTACGATAGACGTAAAATTATAGTCAGACATAAATCTGTGAATCTTTTCCTCTACTTCCGAGGTAAGCATTCGTGTTTGTTTGTATTCATCTATAAAGTAAAGGTGTGGGTAATCAGGTGACCAGGCAGCAACTACAAAGGCAGTAGCATCATGATAACCGAGGTCTATCCCGAGAATGTATTCCCATTCATCGCTGTAGGGTCGTTCCTCGAACAGATTGTCCTCAGTATAATTGTAGACGATTTCTTGATCGTCTCTGACCCAGAGGCCAAGGTACTCGCGTTTGTAGGAGGGGTCCCCGGGGTCGAGGATCCCGCTCTTGATGTCCTTTTCAATAGCCCGGACAGCATGCTGCATGTAGGGGTTGTTTTTAACTGTCCACCGGTGAACTGAGAAGTTATAGGCTTCTTTCTCCGTGATATCATAGAAGAATCCATGGCAAGCGCTATTGGGGGTAGAGATCATAACCAACGACCCGTCTCTATCCAAAAGGGCTGGAGTTAAAACCTCGTTAACTAGTTCTTTTAAGTTGATGTTAAAAAACGCAGCCTCATCTAAAACAGCAAGAGAAAATGCTGCACCGCGTAACTTATCAACATCACTAGCATCGTTAGCGCCAGTAAACATAATCTTAGAGCCATTAGGAAACACCGCGATTAAGTCAGCATTGTTAAACTTTAACCCGAGCCTAAATTGCTGGTTTGCTTCTTTAAGGGATGCCCACAAGATACGCTTAGCGGCTTCTCGAGTCCTGGCAATGTATACACATGTAGCCCCGTCATCCTCTAAAGCCTCTTTGATTAAATAACGCCCCGCTGCGTAACTCTTGCCACTACGTCGGCTACATATGGCAGCTTTTCTTTTTGAGTTGTCGTTAATGAAATCTATTTGTTCTTTGAACAAAGTCTTAGATAGATTTAGAGCATGAGACCTTTTTTGTTCTTTTTGAGCTCTACTTAAAGGCTTTTGAGCTTTAACCCTAACAGCTAAAGCCTCATAGATCTCTCTATCTGTAAGCGTTAATTCAGGCAGCCCCACGACACTCCTCCTTAGAATGAAGAGAATGAATAAGGGCAGGTAGGAGATTAGAGAGGAATTTAATATTCCATTTAGAGCGAGCATTAATAACTTGAAGATGATGAGACCAGTAAGTGCAAAGGACTTGTTTTTTCTCATCAGGATATATGTGACGCAACATGTCACGCCCAATGCCATTACCTCTAAAGCTTTTCTTAACAAACATGTAATGAAGTAACGGTGTTCCTTCTATTCTGCCGTAAGCCATCCAGCCAATAATGTGATTCTCATCATCATCGGGACACCAAACTACAATGCTTTTATTGCCAACCAAATGGTCAATAAGGAACCTGGTCATGGTTGTAACTGCACGAGTAGGGCATTTTACGGAGTGCAGCCATGAATGATAGATAAAGTCTTCATCTAATTGCTTAATGCTTCTAATCATTTTGATTCTCTAATTGCTTTCTTTGCTATTCGCTTTAGTTCTTCTGTAGACAATGAGGAAATAGCATCTGATTTAAGAATAGCTTCTATCTCTAGAAGCTTCTTCATGCCTCCATAACAGCTGTCTAACTTGCTCATATCCTTTGGATTTAACTCTTCTCCTCCCTCTATCTTTTCTTTTAACCCTTGTATTTGGCTTTCTGTAATAGAGAATAAATCTGCCCAAAGTTTATGCTTATCTTGCGTTTGCAAGACCTTTACCTTTTGACCAGCTACACCATAGCTACCAGTAGACCTTGGCTTTTTTTCTACCCCATCTTTAGTTACAACAGACTTACCACGCCTAGAAGCACGGCCAGATCGTGTGGTTGGGGTAGACGTTGTGCCTTGAGTTACCTTGTTTTTTAAGTCTTCCATAATTAAATCCTAACTATACGTTGCGACACATTCAACACAGCGTTAGAGTAGAAGCACCCCCACGAGTTACGGAGTAGACGCCATTGGCCAGACTGGTCATCCTTTAGGCGGACGCGCAACCCTTGTCGCCCCCTGGCTTCTTATTACAACCTAGATACAAGAAGCTTCACCCAGGCGGATATCGCCAAGGGCATCGGACGTAACTCCCCGTTGTAGCATAATACAGGTATTCAATCCTGCGGGCTTTTTCTAGGTCTATCCGAGGGGGGGTGCTTGAGGGATCTCTATAACGCACTGCACTATGCCTAAATTGGTCAAAAATTCGTAGAGGCTGTTTCGTGTCCCGTGGGTACCTTTGACCCGGAGGGGGGGTACCCCCTTGGCAAAGCCTACCCCACGCCGCCACACCCGGCACCCGGCCAGGGGGGAGGAGAGGTAGAGGAGGTAAGGGGGAGAGAAGGGAACAAGTGGAGCGAGGGAGGGACAAAAGTAGCGCGGGTAACATGGGAGGATACACACAACCCCGAGAGAAAAGACAAAGAGATCATGTCTACAAACGGAATCATTGAGGTTTATGTCAACAGGAGTACACAAAACACATCAGGAAACAGCCTAAGAGTCCGCCACGCCCGGAACCCAGCCGGCGGAGTACCGCCAAGAGGAAGAACTCGCAGCGGTCGAGGTAGGCAAAGGCATCCCGTGCTGTCGAACAACGAGAGCCCCGATGATCTCGCCCCTGGCGAGGCCTGCGCATTGAGGGGTAACTAGCTGATATCATTAGACAAAAAGGAACACATTCCTTGCAATGACCAAAGAAGTATGGTCTAACAATCGCAGGGACTGATCCCGTAACACAAGCCAACAAGGCTAGCAAAGGAAAGCGGTATGGATTACCTAGACCAACTCAGAGCAGAACTCAACAACAAGACCAACGACAAACTTGCCCGAGAGCAGCCAACCAGCTACCGAGGACAGCAGCTACCAGCCCCAACCCGGCTAGCAGTGGCCAAGGCGCAGCTACGGTCCGCAGTCTACAAAGAGACCCACATCGACCCACTCCAAACACAAGTCAATCAGTGCGAGCAGGCAGAGGCCAAACTCTACATGCTAGCCCAGGAAGGCGCACCGGAGGCCATGGACCTCATGGAGCTAAACGAGGCCAAGAAGCGCACAGCGTTGAGAGGGCTCAAGCAGCATTGGGCGCAGATGAAGATGATTCGAAAGGGCTACCTCGCAGAGGGAGTGACACAGGGAGAGGCAAACCAAGCCTTCGGGTTTATCTGCTCAAAGCTTGAGATGATGCCAGGGGTCAAGTGCCAGGTCGTCAATGGCCGCCGAAAGACTGACTTCAACACAGTCACGCCGGAGCACCTCAACCAGGTGGTCACAGCCATCATGGAGGAGATCGACATTGACAACGAGTTCGACCCGCAGGGCTGTCCAGAGTACACAGCCAAGCTTGACGCCCAAGAAGAGCTCTCGAAGACGCAAGGGCACGGGCGAGTCATTGGAGATGCGACCGAGGCAGACACTGATGAGCTACTCGCTGAGGAGTACCGCAAGATGGACGAGATGAAGGCACGGCGCCGCCCGGTCATCATCCGCAAAGCGCAGGCAGGTTGAAACACTGAGCACGGGCGACAGCCCACAGCAACCAGCACGGGCCCAGCAGACGCGGGCCCACCAACCAGGAGAGAAACAAACA